TAGCCGGTAAGCCATTCGAAGAACAATTATCTGTAATGCGCAGATGGATAATGAAAGAGGTTGGCCTAAACGATGATGGAACAGCCAAAGACTGTGTTATATTTTATGATTATCTGAAGCTCATGGACACTCAAGGTATGAGCCAGGATCTTAAAGAGTATCAGCTTTTGGGATTCATGATGACCAGTTTACATAATTTTGCCGTAAGGTATCAAGTACCAATTGTGGCTTTTATACAGTTAAATAGAGATGGCATAACAAAAGAAAGCACAGATACTGCTAGTGGTTCAGATAGAATTATTTGGCTATGTAGTAATTTTACTATTTTCAAGCGTAAAAGTGATGAAGAAATTGCTGAAGATGGTTCGTCTAACGGAAATAGAAAACTCGTTCCACTAGTAAGCCGTCATGGCGGCGGACTAGATGATAACGACTATATCAACTGCTATATGAAAGGTTGGTGCGGTAAGATTACCGAAGGAAGAACCAGATTAGAAATTATGAATAACTCTAAAACCGATGATGAAGGATTTGTTGTTGATGAACAAAATGATGACGAAGAAATTCCGTTCGCCTGATCAGGCCAAACTTAAAATTGTTTGCGATAACCTATGCGATGATATAGAAAGACTATTAGATGGTCTAAATATAGAATTTAAAAACAATAGCAAGTTCATTTCTATGTCTTGTCCTATTCATGGCGGAGACAATCCATCTGCTGTAAATATATATCCAGAAGGCGAAACCTATAGAGGGAATTGGAAGTGTAGAACACATAATTGTGAAAAAGAATTCAAAAGCTCTATTATAGGATTTATTAGAGGTGTAATTTCCAGACAAAAATATGATTGGTCAGAACCAGGGGATAAAAGCTGTTCTTTTCAGGAGGCTTTAGATTATGCATTATCGTTCTTAGATAAAGATCTTGGGGATATAAAAGTATCGAATGCTGATAGAAATAAACAAAATTTCACTAGCATAGTTAATCACATAACCAATTCTACTCCAATAGACGACTCCCCAAAGATTACGCGTAAACAGATTGTTAAATCCATAAGTATTCCCGCACAATATTATTTAGATAGGGGATATTCTGTAGACATACTAAATAAGTATGATGTTGGATTATGTAACAAATCAGATAAACCAATGTTTAATAGGGTTGTTGTTCCAATTTATGATAATGACTATAGGTATATGGTAGGATGTACTGGAAGAAGTATATTCGAAAAATGCTCTAAATGTAGTTCTTATCATAGTAATGACAGCGAGTGTCCAACAAAAGATAAGTCTTGGATGTATCCAAAGTGGAAACATAGTCTAGATTTTAAAAGTCAAAACTATTTGTATAATTTCTGGTTTGCCAAAGAACATATACTAAAAACTTCTACGGCTATTCTGGTAGAAAGTCCTGGTAATGTCTGGAGACTAGAGGAAAACAAAATCCATAATAGTGTTGCGATATTCGGTTCGTCGTTAAGCGATAGACAAAAAATTCTGCTAGACTCGTCAGGAGCAATGAATCTGGTTATATTAACTGATAATGATGATGCTGGCCACAAAGCAGCTGAACAAATTAAATCTAAATGTCAAAATACATACAGAATTTTTATTCCTAAAATCTCCAAGCCCGATGTTGGAGAAATGACAGAACAAGAAATTAAAAACGAAATAACAGATTATCTAGAAAGCATAATATGACCAAAATAGTAGCGTTTGCGGGAAGAAAACAATCTGGCAAAACAACCTGTTCGGAATGTGTGGTTAAGTATTATAATGGCACCATAGAACCATTTAATGGGGCAAGGATTTATAATTTTGCAGATCCTCTTAAAAAAGATATTTGTATGAATATTTTAGGATTAACATATGATCAATGTTACGGAGAGGATATAGATAAAAATACTTTAACGGAAATAGAGTGGGAGGGTAAAAAACTCACCGCTCGTGAAGTTATGCAATTTGTTGGTACTGATATCTTTAGGAAAATGAAAAATGATGTTTGGGCTGGTGCTACTATTAATAAGATCTTAATAGAAAAACCGCAATTGGCCGTTGTTGCTGATTGTAGATTTCCAAATGAGGTTGAGGCTATTCGTAATGCTGGCGGTATTGTTATTAAACTAACACGCAATCCATATAACTCAACACATGAAAGTGAAGTTGCATTAGACGAAATAAATTATCCTAATAGCAATTTCGACTTTGTTATTTACAACGATACGATAAATATACCACAGCAAAATCAAGTTGTACTAGACTTTCTAAAAAAGAAAAAGGTGATATCATAATAATTACATATTTACGAAGTAGCTCATATGGTACGCACTGTATGTGCGAGCAGCAATATTTTCTTGAATATGTTCTTGGTTATAGATCACCAAGCAATAAAAAAGCAGACAAGGGAACTATTGTTCATAAAGTACTAGAAATTTTAGCGGGAATCAGACTAAGTGAACAAAATAATGAAAAATTATACAATGACGATATTTTGGGCGACATAGACATTAAATCGTACAATTTGGATCATATCACAGAGAGGGTATACGACTACTATACCTCTCAGTTTAAACACCATGAGTGGGAACTGAAAGATTTTAAAGATTGCCATAAATGGGTCTATAAAGCGCTCACAGACCACAATGGCATCTTTGATCCACGCTCCAGACATATCGTTCGACCAGAACAACACTTTGATTTAGTTATTGATCGTCCATGGGCCAATTATAAATATGAAACTCCAGACGGTCCTTTGGAGGGTAAATTGGCTATTAAAGGAACAATAGACCTTATTACTAAAGTTAATGATAATACTCTGGAAGTTATTGACTGGAAAACTGGTAGAAGATTAGACTGGGCAACCGGCCAAGAAAAAAGCTTGGAAAAATTATATGTGGATCCTCAATTAAAAATCTATCATTATGCTTTAAGTAAACTCTATCCAGAATATGATCATATTATTATGTCTATCAATTTTATTAATGATGGTGGTGCATTTAGTATGTGTTTTGATAAAAATGATTTATCGTCTACAGAACAACTCATAAGAAAAAAGTTTGAAGAAATTAAAAAATGCCAAAAGCCAAAACTTAGTAAATCGTGGAAATGCAATAAGTTATGTCATTTTGGAAAAAATACTTTTGAAAAAAACCCTAATGCTCTTCCCATTATTGAATATAGAGATAATCAAATATGTTCGAAGGGTAACTATATGACAATGTGTGAACAAGTTAAACATGATATTGAAATGAATGGAATATCTAGCGTAGTTGACAAGTATACCGCGCCAGGGTATACTGTTGGTAAGTACAAAGCACCCGGAAGCACAGAATGAATTATATACCGTTGCATGTCCATTCGCACTTTTCTTTATTGGATGGGCTGAGTCAGCCAGAACAGATTGCTCAAAGATGCAAAGAAATTGGGGCAACCGCTTGTGCATTAACGGATCATGGTAATATCGCAGGTGCTGTTAAATTTTATACAGCACTCAAGAAAGCTGGTATCAAGCCTATTCTTGGGTGTGAATTATATATTTGCCATCAAGATCCAACTATTAAAGAAAAAGACAATAGAGAATTAAGCCATTTTATTGTCTTGGCTAAGAATTATCAGGGTTGGAAGGATTTAATTAAAATCGTATCAGCTTCTAATAAACCAGAACATTATTATCATAAACCCAGACTTAATCTAGAAACACTAGGCGAATTGAATAGTGGGAATCTATTGGCTATCACTGGTCATTTAGGATCAACATTAGCAGATACAATCTTGGATGGATACAATCTAAAACAGAATTGGCTCGAACTAGGAATAGAGCATATAACTAAATTGCAAAATCTATTTAATAATTTGGTATTCCTAGAAGCACAATTAATAGATGAACATAATTTACCAGTACAAAAAATATTAACAGATGCTGTTAGGCAAATAGCTGCTCAAACAGGAGCTAAAGTAATATGCACCCCAGACGCCCACTACTGCAAAAAAGAAGATGCTGTGGATCAGAGAGTTCTGTTGTGCAATAATCTAAAAACAACATTTCCAGAAATTAGTCGTAAACTGAGTAACGATGAGGATGTGCCTCTGGGATGTTTTTTTATATCAGATAATTATCACATTCCTTCTTTTGAAGAAATGAAGGAACTCCACACGGAAGAAGAGATAGCGAACACTCATTATGTCGCTAATTTAGTTGAGGACTATACTATTTTAAGCAAACCAAAACTTCCGCCGTTCAATTGTCCGGAAGGATTTTCTCAGGATGAATATCTTAGAGAATTATGTAGGGTTGGTTGGAGAGAGAAAATAGCGCCGAACATTACGAAAGAAAATCAGCAAGAATATTTAGATAGAATAAAATATGAATTAGAGGTTTTGCAGGGAGCTGGGTTAAGTAGTTATTTTCTAATAGTTCAAGATATAGTTAACTATGTTAGAAAAAATGATTGGCTTCCCGGTCCTGGTCGTGGAAGTGCTGCTGGTTGTTTGGTGTCTTATTTGATAGGTATTACTAGTATAGATCCAATTAAATATGGTTTATTATTTGATAGATTTTATAATGCTGGAAGAAACACATCGGATCATATAAGCATGCCAGATATTGATGTCGATGTTCCGATTGATAAAAGAGAACATATTATTCAATATATTAAAGATACCTATGGTGATGACAAAGTTAGTCAAATGATTACCTTTAATACTATAAAGGGTAGAGGAGCGCTAAAAGATGTATTAAGGGTATATGGGAATATATCTTTTGATGAAATGAACAATATAACTAAAAACATACCAGATGAGGCCAAAATCGCGGACGAGCTTCAAGAAATGAAAGAAGAAACTGGCGAATCATCTATTATTGGTTGGTCTTTAGAAAATAGTATTGACAAATTAAAGGAATGGTGCTATATTGATGATAATGGAGACATACAGGGTCCGTTGTCAAAACGATTCGAACAGGCTATTAGACTTGAGGGAACAAAATCTAACCAATCAAAACACGCGGCTGGAATCGCTATTAGTTCGGAACCATTAGATGAAATTTGTCCTATGGTATATGATAGCAAAAACGAACAGCTTATAGCGGGTATGGAAATGCAAGATTTAGAAGCAATAGGCATTATTAAATTTGATATTTTAGGTGTAGCAATGTTAGATAAGATTATGACTATTAGATTTTTATTACAAGAAGGAGTTTAGTATGGCTAAGGTAAAATTCAAAGACTTACAAATAAGTGATACATTTGTATTGAATAACACCGAATACAAAAAAGTGACGGAAAAGAAAATTAGCTGCTGCAAGAGATTAAATGCTTGCTTAGTTGCTGATGAAAAACAAATGATTCAGGTAACACCGCTAACAGAAGTTGAAATTAATGATCAACCAGAATAAAATATGCGTATTTGATTTTGAAACCGATGGCTCTGATCCGAGAGTATGTAGCCCCGTACAGATTGCTGCCGTAATAGTAGATCCTATTGCTTTGGAAATTGTGCCAGACTCCGAGTTTAATATTAACTTTAAACCCGAAGTTATGGAAAACAATCCAACATATGAATATACCACAGATATTTTAGATTTTCATGCTAAAGTAAAGGGTTGTTCTAAAGACGATGTTTATAAGGAATGGACGCAATATCCTAAACAAGAACACTCGTGGGGCTTGTTTACAGAGTATCTAAAAAAATATCATACGAGAACATCCAAAAAAAATCAATTTAGCGCACCAATAGCTTGTGGATACAATATATATCGCTTTGATCTAAAAATTATAGACAGACTCAGTAATAAATACGGAAATGTAAATAAAGAATCGTGTTCAGATATATTTTATCCAAGAGACGTTATTGATGTTTTAAATTTAATATTTTATTGGTTTGAATATAATCAAGAGCTGAAAAGCTATACATTAGATTCTTTAAGAGATTATTTTGGCATATCAAAAGACGGCGCCCATGATGCTATTAAGGACGTTAAGGATACTGCTGAAATTATGATTCGATTTCTAAAATTACATAGAAACTTGGCACAAAAAATTAAGTTTAAGAATTCGTTCAGATAATTATGAAAAAATTTCAGTATTCTTGCGGATGTTCTTTTAGTTGCACGGAACAGAACGGTAAAAAACATATCGATTTTAATCCCAGTATCAATAACATAAACTTGGATTGTCCCAGAACTTGGGATTTAATCAGCGAAGGCAATACCAAGGGTATATTTCAGCTAGAGTCAAGACTAGGGAGATCTATTGCTAAAAAACTAAAACCAGAAAATATAGAACAGCTTTCTGCTCTTATTGCTATTCTAAGGCCGGGTACTCTAGAAGCTATTCGTAATGGCAAAAGTGTAACGAACCATTATATCGACAAAAAGAATGGACAAGAATCCCTAGACTACTTTCATCCTGCATTAGAGCCTATTCTTAAAACTACATATGGAGAGATGATATATCAAGAACAAGCAATGGAAATTGCTAAAAATATTGCTGGTTTTGATTTGCAGGAAGCGGATATGTTACGCAAAGCTATTGGTAAGAAAAAACCAGAAGAGATGGCTAAGATTAAAGTAAAGTTTTTAGAAGGTTGTATTAAGCAAAATATTGTTTCCTCAGACGAAGCAGAACAAATTTTCGGATGGATTGAAAAAAGTCAGAGATATTCATTTAATAAGTCTCATAGCGTTAGCTATGCGATTAATGCTTATCTATCCGCATATACAAAAGCTCATTTCCCTAAAATTTTCTTTGCATCCTACTTAAGATTTGCCAAAGACAAGATTGATCCTCAAGAAGAAATCAAAGCGTTGGTACAAAATGCAAATGAAATGGATGTGATAATCCGTACTCCAGATTTAAGAGTAATGAATGAATTTTTTGCGCTAAAAGATAATAATATATACTTTGGATTAACAGACATAAAGGGCGTAGGGGCGTCTGTTTTTAAAAAACTACAGGGTATAGTATCTCAACTAAATAAGTCATTGAGCGAATA